AGCCTGACATCAGCCAACGAACTCCGAACCGCGCAGGATTTATCAGAGCGCACTGGCAATTGGGCTAGTGCTTTCGAGTAAGTCACAACCGGAGACCGTGCTATGGAAACTCAAGATCACAATGATTTCGAGGACTTCATGCGAGAGCAAAACCTTTAACCCAACCCCCCACGCAAATAGGAGAAAACCAATGCGTAACACTTACAACCACACCCCGCTGGAGCAGGCCCGAATGGACGTGCTGCAAGCGATCTCAGACATGGCAGAAGAGGATGTGTACCACAACCACCATGCCGAGACCGAGGGCTTCAACGCCTCCAAGCGCAAGCACCTTGCGAAGATGTACTACAAGCTCGCGGATCAGTGGGATCTCGAACCCGCTGCCGTCTTGGAAATATAGTCGAAACCGCCTCTGGCGGTCTGCATTGACTGGCCCCGATGCACTGATGATGACAGGCCAAACTTAAACTTTAGGAGAACGTGCGATGCGCGATGTATATCAGGAAATCACCGACAGAATCGTGGCTCAGATGGAGTCTGGCGACAGCAATTGGATCAACCCGATGGCAGGCTCTGGCCTTGGCGGAGGCTGGCCTACAAACGCCACCACCGGCAACCGATACAACGGTATCAACGTGATGCTGCTGATGGGCCTCACGGTATTCAATGGCAAAGAACATGTACCCGCCGCCAGCCAACAATGGGCGACATTCAAGCAATGGGAGTCCAAGGGCTGCCGAGTCGTGAGTGGCAAGCGCAGCGGCAATATGATCGTCTTTTTCAAGAAGCTGGAAGTGAAGGATCGCAAAGACCCTACCGGCGAAACCAAAATACATATTCCATATCTCAAGGCATCCACTGTCTTTTCTGCCGAGCAGGTCGAGGGCGAGTATGCCGAGCAGTTCAAGGTCGAGCGCAAGCCGCTGACTGAGGTCGAGCAGATCGCAGCCGTCAACGACTGGGTGACCAACTACGTCAATGGCACCGATCTGACAATCGACTACAACGAGACAGGCCGTGCGTTCTACCGCCCAATCACCGACTCGATCCACATGCCACCCGCCGATGGATTCGAGGCTACCGCAACGTCAACCGCTACCGAGTGCTTCCACTCGACCCAGCTACACGAGTTGACTCACGCCACTGGTAACAAGGCGCGTCTGAACCGACTCGACATCAAGAACAACGACGGCTACGCCTTCGAGGAGTTGGTGGCTGAACTGGGGGCCGCGTTCCAATGCCTGACGCTGGGAGTCAGCGCCGAGCCACGCGAGGATCACGCCAAGTACCTCAACAATTGGATCGCCGCGCTGAAGAATGACAAGCGTCTGATCTACAAGGCCGCCAAGCTTGCACAGCAGGCTGTCGATCACATCGCGGAGCACCAACCCTCCGCAGAACAATCAACTGAAGAGGCCGCGTAAGCGGCCCGAGGGCATCGAAATGAAAGTACATGTATTCCAATTCAACCTGACAGACATGGAACGAGTCGAGCTAGAGCACCTTGGCTGGGAAGCCACGGATCGCATCAGCCAGTGGGGTGAAAAGCGCCTGCTTCAGATCGCTGGCGACGAGGCAGTGGCAGAGTTCGCCGCCGCGAACATCGACGAGTACGAGTTGGTCGTAACCGTCGAAATGCCAGACACCGACGAATGGACTGCGCTGGAGTTGGCCTACGGTGAGATGAATCACTGGGCTAACCCAGACAACATCACCCGTCACCGGATGTGCGCCAGCATGTCTGTCGGTGACATCTGCGAGATCAACGGGCAACTGTTTGTCTGCGCCACGTTTGGATTCGATAAGTTAAATCTAGGAGAGGCCGCATAAGCGGCCCAAGGGGATCAACATGTTAGTGACACTGAACGATTCGCCAATCTTTGACGGGATCTGGCACTCACGAAACGGCGATGCTCACGTCATCCCTGAGGTCTGGGTGGTATGCCCGAAGTGCAGCGGTGAGGGCACCACCGGCAACCCTGCCTTCGACGGCATGAGCCTGTCAGAGATAGACGATTGTGACCGAGACGATTTCATGGATGGCTACATGTCAGGCCGATACGACGTGGCCTGCTCCCGATGCAAAGGGCGCACCACCGTCAGAGGGTATGACCTGTCGCAGCTAACGCCAGCACTGCTCGATGAGTACTGGGCTGACGCACGGGAGATGGAAGAACAACGAGCCGCTGACTGGCGGACACATCAAGCAGAGATGGGGATAAGAGCATGGTAGAGACAGTCGAAACATGGGAGGTGGTGGACGGCGATGACCGACGCCAGTTCAGCAGCAGATTCGACGCGCTACGCTTCGGCGTCAGATCGGAGGGCATGGTGAAAATCAAACTGTGGCACCACACAGGTGAGAGGCTAGCCAATGGCTTTGCTTACAAGGGTGAGCACAGCCTCAAGATGGTGGAGTCGGTGACTCTCTATGAGTATGCCGACCACCCGTGGCTGCAATTTGGATTTGATGGGTGGCGTGATCTGCAAGAGCAGGTAGCTAAGGACATTGCGCGTGGCGAGGGTGTTATCCGTGACCCAGCGCGTGGATGGGCCGGTGTCGTGCTATTGGATTACATGCTACAGGCCCAGCAGCTAATGGATGAATCAGGAATCAGGAGGATCGATCTATGAACGCATTGTATACCGATGGCGACGGGCGCTGGCACTCCCAGTACATAGCCATGACCAAGGGCATGAGCCTCGACTCACTGCTCCACGTCATGCATGACTGTGCCGAAGCGATGGCTGCCAACCCAGACAATCCTAAGTGTGGTCAGTATGCCGACGAGCGCCACTACTGCGCGATGGAATTAGAGCGCCGACGCAAGGCATTCAATGCCAAATTTTCCAACTGATGAGACCAGATGGTGACTGGTCGAAACGCCGCGAGGCGTCTTGGATAACCAACATAGGAGACGTAATGGAAACGGATCAGTGGCTAGAGCGCCGAGAGTTCTGGCAAACACAATACAGGGGCGACAACGACAGCGAGTACCAGATCTATCTGGGCTGCGCTGACGATGGTGAGGGCAACGACTTCACCACGGGCAAGCCCCTAAAGACATACGAGGAATGGCTTAACAGCTAGACCTCAGTCTCGAACCCTGCGGGGGGTTTGTTACTCAACCCCGCTTCAAATACTACGTGAGTCGTGGTACGCTGCACTCACATTATCAATCAGGAGACGGACTATGAATTTCACAGAAGACAATTACTGGAGCAGCCGAGGCCGGTATCAGAGCTTGGCAAACAGGCTTGTCGATTTGATCCCATCAATGGGCGAGGTCGAGAACGCCGAACAGCGACCAGAGCTAGAGCTATTCCGACTGGCGCAGAACTACTACTACGACATCTTCAACAACGGCGTATGCAATTACGAGGAAGAGATCTGGGAGATGTTCCGTGTCACACCGAAAGACGCTGACATCGAGTCAGACGATGAGAATCTTTTCAAACGAACCGAGCCAGTCATGGACTCAATCATTCTTGATGCATACGCAGCGGAGTTCACCAACAAGGGGGGTCTGTAATGACTATCAAATCAAAGCGCGGCCCTAACGTGACACCCGACGAGCACAAGCTCGTTGTGAAGTTTGCAAAGCAGTGCCTGCGGGAGATCTGCAAGAAGCAATATGAGGTCGAGTATCAAGGCAAGCCTGTCGTGTATGCCGAAGCTATCAAGCGGCTTCGGGTAAAGACAAAGCATAGCGGTCAAAGAAGTTACGGCTTCAGTGATCTCATTTCCATCGACATGGGTGAATACCGCCGAGGCTTAACCTCGTTCACTGAGTACCGCTCGTTTGCTAATGACCCAGTGATCGGCAACATCAACGACTGCGATGACCGTGAACTGCTGCTCAAGTGCTTGGTTGCCCATGAGGTGGCGCACCACATCCAGATGAAGTACGGGCTGTACACCCGCTATCTCAAGAACACTTTCCACAAGCCGCATGGCGATGCGTTCAAGACGATCTATCGTGAGCTGCGGCGCACGTTGATCAACCCATACATCGAGAGCAGGGAGGCTGCGTGATGGAAGGAGATCTATACCAGCATGTCATGCATGCCCTTAGGAACCCTGAGAAGCGCATTCTTGGGGCCACCAAGGGGACACATCCCGATGGCCCAAGGGTATTGTCTAAGACCTTTGGCAATCGTCTGAAGGTGGCGCGCAAGTTCGACATCGATGACGCTCTGCTGGAGCGGGTGTTTCAAGAGCCTAGCTGGGCCGAGTTGACTAAGGACAACGGCAACCTGCCGATCAAGACGATCACCCGCAACGTGGTGGAAGCCGAGCAGGAACTGAGACTGCCGTTCAAGGATTGTTGGATTGAGTTCAATGCGAAGACGTACAACGCGCATGTATCTGATTTCGACTGGGCGACGGGGCTTGTAGGCGTTAGCGGTACCGTTGACAGGCTCTTCGAGTTTGAGAAGGCGGGTATATTCTTGACCGAGAAGTTTGATGGTCAGATAGATATGCATCTGTTCTTTAGTCTTGACGGCGACAATAGAATATACATGGCGATTCTGGGCCGGAGCGTCAGGAATGGGCCAACCGAAAAGCCGTTGAGTGAGGTGGGCATTCGGCACGTTTCGCTATTGATGTACGGCGTAGACTTTCAAAACGAGCCATTGTCTGAGGCTTGCAGCGACTACCTTGACTTGCTCCACAACTCTCGCCTCCATCAAATAAGAGAGGTGTTTGGTAATGAATACACCGACAAGGCATTCGAGAATTTTGTCGAGCCGTGGGCACCGTACTATGTGCGGATCTCATGGGAGATACTGCGCGTTCTGAACTACCCGTGGGTAGTCAGAGAGCAGGCCCGATTCGAGAGATCAAAGAAGGGCCGCAGTCCAAAGGTCACGCCCCGTGATTCGTATTACCGCTGCAAGATCAAGCTACCCAAGCCTAATGGCGTGGAGACTCGGCAGCTAGAGCCACGCGACGAGGCATACGGCAAGCGCCTGCATCAGGTGCGTGGGCACTGGCGTGTGTACCGTGATGAACACGGCGACTTCGTCAAGCGTACATGGATCAGAGAGCATAGGCGTGGCGATGCCAAGCTAGGCGTAGTGCTAAAGGACTATGTGCTGACCGGCGAAGGTACGTCTTCCGCCCAAAAAGGTACATCTTGCGCCCAAAAAGGTACGTCTTGCGCCCAAACTGGCGGCAACGTATCATCAACAAACACATCACAACCAACGGAGAACGTGAATGGATAATGTAATTAAGCTCCCGACAAGGGACATGTGGAGAAATGCCGTCGAGATCTGGGACGGCTACCGGATGACACTTGATCCTTGCCAGCGGTGGATACCCATGCTGACAGGCACCGGCCTGTCAGAGGCTAAGGCCGAGAAGCATCTGCGAGAGATGGTCGGGATCATCCCTGACTTCTATCAAACGGCAGTGATACACACTGATCGCAACGGCACCATTGAAGAGTTCGCTCGAATCATGGACGAGTGCTATGGCTGGGGTGGATTCAACGACTCTGTGTTCAACGGCACGGTGACCGATAGCGGCGTTTACACCAGCGAGTATGACGAGGACGAGGATCTATACCCGCTAGCCCATCTCATCATGTCAACTGAAAGCGAGGCTGACGTTGAGTGTTACATCTACGAGTATGGGATCGTCGCTCTGATTGATGCTTGGGGTGAATCAAAAGTAGCGAGGTTCGACTAATGAACTACAATACTTTTGAGGTGATCCATGAAGAGATCGAAGAGAAGATCGATCAGCTAGAGAAGGCGCAGTATACCCTTGCCTCCGTCGAGTCGAGCTTCAAGTCTTACGAGGCATCAACAAAGAAGGCTTACATGGACGCTGGCATGAGCGCCGTGGCAGCCGAGACTGAGATGAGGGCGGTAGAGAAAGGCTGGCGAGACATCTACCTGAACGTTCAAGAACATTCCAGCCGAGTAGAAAAGATCAAGCGCACGATCAAGCTGCTAGAGATGCGGCACGACGCGCTTCGATCTGCCAAGGCTGACGCAAGGAGAGTGGTGTGACAGGGAACGAGAAGAACAAGTTCAGAGATCTGCTTGCGAACAAGAAGAATGTCTCTGAGATCCAAGAGATCCTGCTGAACAAGGCGACGATGATGGTTGCGTACCCAGATGCATCAGCAGATGAAAGTGATATGTGGGACTGGCAGGTTAGCGCCTGTCGAGTAGAACTGAGAAGGCGGTGGCAGGCCATGCACCCGCTAACAACCGTAATGCCGAAGGAGATAGTGCAATGAGTTTACTGAAGACCCAGTACATACAACTGACCAACGAAGAGGGGGCGCTGCTGAACAGGCTCCTGTCTAGCTCTAAAGATGATCCCCGATTGCACGGACTGATTGGCACCTGCCTATGGGACATGGGGCACAGTCCAGAAGAAGAGGCCAACGCGAAAGCCTTGTGGACTAGCTTGCAATCAAAGGTTAAGGAGGCGTTCAATGACAAGTCTGATGGATGATATGGTTGAGATCATGGAACTAGCTGATGAGATTTTGTCAAGTGGTCGAGGTGATGACTACGAAGTTACAATAGTGTATCGACAAGACCACGGGTCAAAGACAGAGACCCAAACCTTTAGAGGTGTGCGTCTTGAGGAAATCTCTGGACTCGCGCCGATCAGTGATGGCTGGCTGATCGACTCACTAACCGCAAAAAAGTTTAGGTAATACTGAGCCTCACGTTGTGCAGGTCAGCGGCGGGGTCAGTGCAAATGCGCTCTATAGGGGCGCACTCCAAAAGTGAAATAGATGCGATGAAGTGGATGGCTCAAGTTCTTGGAAGATCCGAATCGCATCAACCGCCGCACCATGAAACTCAATGACGAAGAAACAAAGATAGGGATCAAGGTTGGCATAGGGATTGTCGTGACAACCTATGCGCTATCGTTTCTTCTGCCTTACATTATCGGATAACTTATGCTCGACTTTACAGATCTTATCGGCTCAATGTCTATCGTTGAGTTCGAGGCAAACCATCGTGGCAAATCCTTTGCCGTGTTCCCCCAAACCGAAGCCCGAACAGAACTGTTCGACAACATCATTGACTGGCAGCAGTTCAACAGCTATCTGAACAATGACCGCGCCACCGCTGGGATGCAGGCCATAACGCCTGAGGGTCGTAAGCTTTGCATGGAGCGGGGCAACCTTGAGCGAGAGAGCAGGCCCAACTGGAGTCGCAAGGACTACTACGAGAAGAAGTATCTGCATGATATCTGGAATCAAGGCGGGTCTATAATCATGACCAAGGCATCACTGCTTACGCCTAGAATCAGCATGATCGCTGGTGCGATTGAGCAATACTACATGGGCGCAGCCGACGCACACTTCTATTGCAGCGGCAAACCCAACTCCTCTACCTTTCCCTTTCATATCGATCAGGACGATAACTTCTTGGTGCATGCACAGGGAGACGTTAGCTGGGAGATAGCGAACACTTTCGAGAATGACGATGATGATGTCACGTCACTGGATCTGACCGTGGGAGATCTCCTATACATTCCCAAGGGTCTCATGCACAGAGCCATACCTAAGACCAAACGAATCTCTATCTCCGTGCCAGTGGCAGAGCGCAAAGCAAACGAAGGCGCACTGAAGACGCAAGACAGAACGTACTACGACTTTGCATAAGAGGGTTGCCCCGCACAGGTAGAAGGAGATACCTGCGCGGGGCGGGGGCAACGTCAAGGAGAGACGAGACGTTGTAGGGATTCTAGTGGACGTATGTGGATAGCGCAAGACAGCATACGAATCATGTCAATCATCAGATCTGATGTTGATGTAGTCCTTATCGATTGCCTGAAGACCCATGCGAAACATACCCAAGTGCTCCGGTGGCGGCCTATTATCTGTCGCAATGCACTGGATAATTATCCCTGTTGATTCTTCTCCAACAATCTCTTCCAGCAAGTTACATATGTCTCTCAACTTCAAAAGACTATGCGTAAAAGTATTTCTTTTGAATCTACCTGAGGCGCTTGGCGCGGACTCCAAGTCAATGCCCCTTACAAATGCGCCAGCATCTACCATAACCTGCAACAAATACTCCGCTGCCTTGTGCTCCATGTCTGTGATCAAGCCAGTAATCAACAATTTATCGATCATTAACTGATCGGTAACCCGCGCTCTTGATACTACCTCGCCATCATCCTTCTCAAGGACAACACGATGCCGCTCATGCAGCATTGGGTTGCCCACATCATTCACAACGTCTTTACTAGATGTCCCAGTCACTTTCTCTTTCATGATAATCCTTACGTCCTCCGTATCTGCTGGCAAACGACTTCGTTTCTACCTGCTCTTCCCAGTCCTCATAGTCTTTGTATCTCCCGTTCACTGGGTCATACGATAGCTTTGCACTCCCGACTGTACCAATCCACTTGAATCGGCACTTCCAACTGTGAACCTCTATGTATTCACCCAACCTATGGACTGTGATTCCGCAGTCAGCCTTGGCAAACCACGCCGCACTCCCGCTGATATGGTTGCCGTTGGGCACCGGCATTGTGCCGTTCTCGTTGGCCCTCATCTTTGCAGGGTGTGCGATGAACCAGATGTGCAGATCACATGACCGTGCGAACTGAACCATACGAGTCAGCATGTCGCTGATCGCCTGATGCTCCTGATCGTTAGTGTTCTGCGCTATGTAGTTGTAAGGATCGATCACTAACCCACGACATCCCAGCCTCATCACTGCCTGCTTGGTACGGTCTATGATGTTATCGATGGTGGCGGCCTCGCCGTCTTTGCTGTCGAGGAATGCAAAGTGATCGTTGACCCAGCCCCTAGCCTCAGTCATCTCAGCCTCAGTCATACGCTCTGTCTGTCCCTCAAAGAAGGGCTTACGCATACGCTTCTCAGCAAGCTTAATGATGTGCATCGCTGGCGGGTTCTCAAAGCTAGCGATAGCAAACTTCCAATCGTGTTCTTCAGCGAGGTTGACCATCACAGAGTCAATCCATTCGCTCTTTCCTGATCCCGGCAGGCCGGTGACCACCGTCAACTGCCCCTCCAAGATCGTGTAAATACCGTCCAGTCCAGCGTAACCAGTGGACTTACCGTTCATCAGCCCCCTGTCATACAAGAACTGCACGTCATCTGAGTAATCGTCTGCCGAGTACACGCCCACCAATGGTGTCGGTGTAGCCTCCTCTACCAGATCTGCAAGGTACTCAGGGCCGTGCTTCATCAGCACATCATTAGCATCCTTGCAGCCTTCAGGGATCTCAAGGTGGTAGCACTTGGCTCTACCCACGCGACGCATGATCTCTTCACCCAGAGCCTCTCCCGGCTCATCGGTGTCCATCGCTAGCACAATCTTCTCTGCCTTCTCAAAGATGTCTTTACTCTTCCACAGGTAGGCGAACTTGCGATCTTCTTCTGGATCTACCTTGCGGTTACTGACCTTCTGAGGCGCACCGTTTGGGACTGACACCACCAATGTATCATCCCGTTTGCCTATGGCATCAACGATTGATACAGCATCCATCTCACCCTCAGTGATGATCACTGTGGTAAGGGTATCGCCGGGGTCGTTCTCTATATTCCAGAGGGTTTGTGCCGCTCCATCTTGAATAAACTTCTTCCCCTCCGTGCTACGCCATTTCGCTGCGGTTGTTGTGGATAGGCCATTAGATCCCCTGTCTCCGTACCCGAACCCAACCGCTGGCAAGTCTCCAGCACCATGAAAGTAGTGATGCCCACCCATGATCTTGAGATGTACAACCCTATCGGGAGTAATCCCACGGGACACAAGGAAGTTGTTGAGTATGAGAGGATCTAGCTTGGCCTTGTTGGTGATCGGCCTTACCTTTACAGGCTCATCAATATCGAAGTCTCTGTCCACCGTATCCCGATGCCTCACCTTGCCCGACATATCGCAGTGCCAGCAGTTATACAACAACCCTTCGCCGTCTTCCGTAATGCTTAGTGTTTTCTCTCCCTTCTTCTTTCGATGCGGCCCACATTCTGGGCATTGATGCCTGCCATCCCCTAGCTGGCGAATAGAATAGTCAAGATCCCCATCGTTCATTTGTGGTTCCATAAGTTTCTCCTTCTTGTGAACCGTTTCTGATTGTGATATTTATAGAACGTTCCACTGTAGAACGTCCTATTTAACCGAAGGTTATTTAGAACGTTCTACGATAGAACGTTCTATTGCCCCCCTCAGTTTTAGCACGGCATCTTTAGCAGTCTTAGTTCGTCTCGCACCAAGATCCGCCTTCGCCACCGCATAACTAATTTCTACAAAGTCCTCTTTTAACAATCCCGCTTCTTCCCAGAGATCAAACTGATCGATGTTGATCAGCCATCTAAATGCTTGCGCCCTGATCTCTTCATCTTTATCTGCCATATCCAACAGCGTTTGCTCCAGTACTGACTGGGCTAAGTTACGCATCGATCTGCTCAACCAATATCTCAGACCGAGGGTTCTCTTTGTCGAGGCCGTGGAATATGTGCTTCTCTTTGACCTGTCTATCGTTGGTGTAAGCATGACCCTCAAGACAATCCAAGATCACAGACTCATCTAGGTCTGGCCTTCGCGTCTTGTAGTAGATAGTCATTGTCACCCGCACGTCTCCCTCAAGCAGCACATCTAGTGTTGGGCACTGCTTCTCAAACTCAGCGACATAGTCACGAGCCTTCTGGCTCTTGATGAATCTCGGCCTGCCACCAAACGTAACCAGCTTCCTGCTGTTCGCCTTCGATGCAGGTTCTCCGTAAATCGTTGTGTGAAAGGTGTTGTTCTTCATGTCGATAGTCGTTATACTCTCACGCCAGAAGGAGGAACACAATGAGTAAAATCACTGATTGGATTATTGAGCAGGAGGAGAGCGGAGAGATCGCCTTCAACGAAGAGGACAACTTGTATGAACCTAGAAATCAAACGCGACGTAAACATGGACGTACCCCAGCCCGGAGAACCAATGCCCAAGATACCATTCGGGGAGATGTTTCTGAAGGACGCAGTGGATATTCCGGTGACCGAAGACGAAGTAGTCAGACGGTTGAGCGCCGTAAGGAGCGCCTACAGACGCTGGCAAGATCGATCTGGGGCAGGAAGTGAGAGGGAATTTTACATTGGTAAGCACCAACAGGGTGATCAATTAAGTATCCGCGTCTATTGCAAGAAGGGGCCAGAGCGAAATGAAAGTAACGAACAACCACAACCTACCGCCGACCATAGTTTCGGCTCTCAGTCGTGATGACTACACCCGTGGTAAGAGCCATCGTTCTGTCACCCAGCTAATCGATTCCCCTCAGGTACGCATCTTACGAGAGCGTCACTGGGACAGTCTTACTGAGGATGTCAGTGAAAAGATGTGGTCTGTACTGGGCACTGCTGTTCACAAGGTGTTCGAGGATCACACTGAAGGTGATGTCATTAGCGAAGAGAGACTCTTCGTTGAGGTAGATGACTGGGTCATCAGTGGCGCTATTGATCTGCAAGATGCACGAGGCATCGTGGACTACAAATGCACCAGCGTGTGGTCAGTAATCCATGACAAGATCGAATGGGAGCTTCAATTAAACGCATACGCTTGGCTGATGCGACATGCCAAGAACGTCAACCCGCAAGAGCTACGCATTGTGGCAGTCATGCGGGATTGGAACCGCAGACAGGCTGAGAGCGATGTCACCTATCCGCAGGCACCCATCGCTGAGTTGCCTATCACCCGATGGTCAGACGGTGATCAGGATGCCTACATGGAAGAGCGTATTGCTTTGCATCAGGACGCAGAGTTCCGAAGCTTCAGCGACGAACCCCTGCCTCCATGCACAGACGTTGATCGCTGGACACGTCCAACAACCTATGCCGCCAAGAAGACAACAAACAAACGTGCGTTGAAAGTTTTCGATTCGATGGAAGAAGCCGAGTCTTTTCTTGAGAAGCGTGGACACGCCGACAGCAAGTGGCATGAAGTAGAGGTGCGGCAGGGAACGCATGTGAGATGTGATCAAAACTGGTGCCGTGTCGCTGAGTTCTGTGAGCAGCACCAAGGGAGACCTAATGATTGAGAATGACCGAGAGGTGTACGAAAAGATGGTAGCCATCTGGTCTATCACTCGGATACCACAGTTGCAGATGAATCCCACCGTCGCAAATGTTTCATTTAAGTGGGAACGAGGAGAGATCGCTGCCATACCGTTCACCATGTTTGATGAACTGGCACCGATAGAGATCGTGATTCTTTTAGAAAAACAGATGGAGAAAAACTATGGCATCAACGCCACAAAATTCAGAGCCGACCTTTCAGGATATTTGGCAGACCCTTTCAGCAGTCAACGTTGAATCTTTCGTAGAGACCAAGATGGGTCTTCGCTACCTGTCATGGGCGCACGGGTGGATGACCCTGATGGATCATTACCCCAACGCGATCATGGACTTCCCTCACAACGAAGTGCATGAGGACGGCAGCGTCACAGTACATTGCTCAATCGTGATAGGAGCGTTGGCTCGACACATGTGGCTGCCAGTGATGAACAACAAGAACCAAGCCATCGTCAGACCTAACGCACGGGACATATCCGATGCCAAGATGCGGTGCCTAGTGAAGTGCATGGCGCTGTTTGGTCTGGGCATGTACGTCTACGCTGGCGAGGATCTTCCTCAGGCAGAGCAGCCTGTTGCCGAAGTCAAAGGCAAGCCAGCCAAGAAGCCTGAACCGAAGAAGCCTGAACCTGATGAGGACGGCATCGACTATAGCCAAGAGCCTCATGCTCAAGCGTTCTTAAAGATTTGGAATGATTGGCTACCCGAACATTCTGATGTGGCGGGTCTGTACCGAAACAACAAAGGCACAATCACCACCATTCAGAACCATCACCCTGCGATCTATGAAGAGATCAAGCAGGCTTACCAACGGCGCAAGGCTGAGATTGCTACCGCCAACACAGAAGGAGAAGGCTAATGCCTGACTATTCACTCGCTGAAAAAAGCAAAGGAACGCTCTACAACGAGGGCGACAAGCGCAAGTCTGACAAGGCTCCGCACTTCCGTGGCAAGGTCGTTGTCACCAGAGAGCAGGCGAAGCACATTGCGGCGCACTTTAAGGGAGATCCTAACCTTGAGTCCGTAGACTTCCGCCTCGCGGCTTGGAAGAACCAAGGAGACAGCGGGGTTTACCTCAGTCTTAGCGGAGAGACCATGCCGCCTGACGGCGCACAGGCCGCACCACCGCCTGTCGCAGCCCCGCAACCAGTCAGCGATGGCTTGGATGACTTCGAGGATGACATTCCGTTCTAGTCATGAGACCAGTATACGAAAGTCAAAGCGACATCGATTACGAAAAGCATGTCGCTGATGTCTTTGCCAGCAGGCATCGGATGGATTGGGTGCGGAACCCATCGAAGTATCCGATAGACATCAGCTTCATGCGAGGCGATAGCATCGTGCTATTCGGTGAGATCAAGTGCCGCAAGGTGAACAAGGATACCTATCCCACCTACATGATATCGGTGTCAAAAATAATGGCGGCTAGGGCGCTCACGAATGCAACGGGTGTTGAGTGCCTGTTGATTGTGAAGTGGAGAGATAACTGTGGCTACATAAACCTAAACAAAGATCCCGACAGCGTCGGGTTTGGCGGGAGGGTGGATCGTAATGACAATCAGGACTTGGAGCCTGTTGCCTACTACGAGATCAGCCGATTTAAGGGATTTTAATTATGGAAACTAAAAGCACACAACGTGGCAAGAAGGTTAGTCGAAAGATCGTTAACCATTTGGAGTCGATGGTTGGATCAAGTGTATCTGACTGGGGCATGTCTAGAACAGCAGCGATCACTGAACTTTCCAAGAAGATTGGAGTGACGTTCAACACACTAAAGAAAGTGTTGGAGAATGATCGCAGTCGTGTCTTTGCAAAGACATATGAACGCATCATTGATTGGTACGAAATCGATACGGACGAATCGTTGGACGTACTAGAGTTGACGCCTCACGACATAGCAAACAGCCCCGCACACTACACCGACAGCGGTATCGAATGTATCGATGCTATGGTCGCAGTGTTTGGTGAACAGCGCGTCATGGAGTATGCAGAGATCTCTGCGTTCAAGTACAAGTGGAGGGCTGGGAAGAAGGGCAGCGAGTCGGACGCTCTGTTGGATAAGGCCAAGGACATCTGGTACACCCGCTACTCAATGGGTGACGATCCACGGAAATGAAAACGTTAACCGCCACGCTGCTAATGTTCGTTGCGATGTGCGCTTACGCGCACATCCATCAGTGGGAGTTTGTAAGTAGCTACAATGGCGCGAGTGGAGACCAGATCTGTGTCTGGTCTTGCACTTTCTCAGGACAGGATCACACGATTCAAACAGTCGGCTGCTGGAACCCTAACGACTAGGTCACCGCAGCCCAGACCCCACATCAAATGCCGGGATCTCTATCTGCTGCCGCATCAATGGCACAACCTCAAGGTATCGACGCTTGCGTATCTCCACCTCTCTGATTCGCTCCTGCTTCTCTTCAGGAGAGATATCCATGCGGCGTATCGCCTGTTCTTCTTTCCTGAGACGCGACAAGCCACGCCGGATCTCCGCCTGCTCACGATACATTGGCAGCAGGTATTCCCTACCAGCTATGTACCTTTCGGCCTGATCTAGCTTGCCATCTTTACGCAGCTTGCTGTACGTCTTGTACACCTGATCTACATAGGTAGCCATGTCGTAGAACTCTTCAGTTCTCCCTGCGCCAAACTCTCTTGTAAAGAATCGCCGCAGCAATGGGCTGTCGTATACAGGACGCGCCGGTAGGATTTTGGTTTGATCTCCAGTGAGAAGCTCTGACCTCAATGCTGCGTCAGACATTGCCAGCACATAGCTACCAATCGTCCCGGTGTACCCCCTAATAAGGTGATCCATCTTGATTGGGCTGAGATCGAATGGCGCAAACTCTGCCGCCAGCTTTGCGACCTCTGAGGTGCTGCTAAGAACCTGAGCTTCTCCAGCTAAACTGCTGCTCATGTATTGAGGAACAATAGCTCTGCCAGTGAAGCCATTGTAGTTTGCTATTGTCTCAATCAACGGTGCAACTATCTGTGGCCCCGTCACAGGAACTTCCAGTGTGCTAACAATAGCCCTTTGCAGTGACTCACGAGTCTGTCTGCCGGTTGTATCGCCGGTCATCTCGCGCATCATGCGCTCTGGCAGGGTCTTAAACAGCAAGCCAACTTCAAATGGGATCGGATATTTCAATGCAGGGATGTCCCCCGGCATTGGGATGATCCAGTTGTTGTCTCGCTCTTCTTCTGTTGCCTCTTGGTAGTCCTCTGAATCGCTCACCAGCAGGTAGTACATTGCACTAGCGCCAGCAAGGATGCCTGCTCGTGCAACGAAGGAACCAAATGCTTTGCGTCTGCTCAACTCTTTGTTCGAGCTTCTGACTCCAGTCGCTGCATTCAGCAGAAGATCCAGACCTTGAATCCTTGCATTCAGGAACGGCACCGCCGTAGTCAATAGCCGCATCACGGGGTGTGAGCCACGGCGACCAAAGTTCATTACTTCTAATGCTTGGAACTCTGCCTCTGCCCTGTCCCCTGTACGCGCAAGCACATCATCATGGACTGCCTTGCGGGTGGCAAAGTCCGATCTGGTTGTCACATCACCTAGACCATCCCAGATTTTCATCAACAACTTCGTTGTGATGGCCCTGTCATCCTTGATTGCGCCCTGATCTCGCAGTTGCTTGGTCATAAACTTGCCGATGTCGGCTGGATCTTTCGAGAAGTCGTAACCGCCGACAACACCAGACCGCTCAAGCTCTGACATATCTTTTGCAAACGCCCCGAGAGTGTCCGCAATCGGAATAAAGCTTGCTCCAGAGGTTTGATACGCGGACAGCGTGTCTCGCATCATGTTAGCAGCAACAAACGGCGGTGCCCTTGTAACAGTTTCGCGCAAGATGTTTGCAGGAACGCCGAAGATGGTGTTGAGGAAGTCGTAGCCAGCACCACCTTCCATCGGTTGCAGAGACGTAAAGACAAGAGGGTCTTCGATAACGAACTTCCTGTCTTTGCCTTGAACCCTGAAGGTAACAACGTTAAGACCCTTACCTGACTTGCCCTTTGGCAACTCGTAAGCAAGGCCATAACGTACCATATTCCGTACCACTCGCTGCTGGGCCACGTTGTTCATGCCCATGCTGATTGCGGCAGCCATGTTGGTCGTGATTGCATCAAGTAACGGTACGTTGAGCGCGGTATCAGTGCCTGTTATCCCCTTGAAGCTGCCTGCTGTGGTCAGACCGCCGAACATATTGGGCGCATTGGGCACATCCCTGCCCTCTGCTTGACGATAGAACGGCACGTAGTCTGACTGAGCAGCCCATATCTCTGCCATCTCTGCATCAAGAACGCCTGTGTCTCGCATGAACTGGATGGTCTTTGCATTGTATGCCTGCCAAACCTCATACCAGTCCTTAATCTCTGGATGGTTTCGCTCTACATACTGGATGATTTGTAGCTGTTCTTCTGGAGTGCCGGGAGAATCTATCCCTCGTTTACGCAGCCCCTCTGCTCGTCTTGCAATGGCATAAGCTTGGGCATCTTTCTCTAGTGAACCCTTGTCGTTGAACAGTAGACCCATGACTCCCGCCAGTCCCCTGAACTGCACGGTCTCTCCGGGCCTGCTTGAGTCTGCTGAGAAGGTGTGGCTGAAGTCCTCTACCGTGGTACGCCCATCCTTGTACACGGCGTTGCCGTACTTGATCGCAGCACCAGCGATAGCATTAGATCTGTCGGCTGCCATCAGCGCAGGCAGGGCAGCAGAGCTTGCCATGACATCTCTATCAAGCGTCTTCTCAAGCGCCTCAAACTGTGCGTACCGGAATACCGTTCCTTGCTTCAAGGCAGTAATGAAGTTGCGTATCGGCCCACGCTCAAGAACGTTTAGATATGTCTCGCCGGGAGTGATGTTGGCTGGGTTGGCAACCAGCTTGTCCATTGTCCTCTGCACATCGACGGGTCTCTCTGGCTCGTTGCCACGAGAGAACATGATCTGCTGCTCACGGGACAGCTTCTGCCCTTTGTCTGGATCAGCAGCGACAGCCTGTGCGTATGGATCTGCGCTTGGGTTTATCTTTGGAGCGTAGCCAGAGGCAAAGTCTTTCGCCTTCTCTGCGTTAGCCTCGACAGTAGCCTTGACCTGTCCGTCAGGTATGCGCTTACGAGCTAGATCTGTATCTGCTCTGGAAGCTCCGCTTCTTCTTCGGCTGAAAGCTGGCCCTCCAGCTTCTGGTCTGGATACGCTAGCGTAAGATACGTTGTCCTCGTAAGTGGGAGGTTGCTCGCCTTTAGGTACTGCATCACGGGGTCTATCGGCCCAGTCTGGGTTGGGGATTTGTCCTGCTGACGCATGTAATAGTACCTCTTGCCTAGCTTTATCTAAGTCTATCAGTCGTTTGTTGTATTGTCGCCATACGTTATCCACAAACTTAACGTTTTCTTCGTTGTTCTTGTAGCTTGGGCTGAACACCCCACGGATAGCTTCCCACGTAATCGACTGCATCTCTCTGGCTAATACGCCACGCTCCGCTGCCGCCCTGCGGTACGCCTCTTCAAACAGGGAGTAGGTGCCATTGATCCCGGTAATCTTAGAGCTTGACGCGCCAGTCTTACCTACCACACCACCACCGAAGTTGTGTATGACAGGCTCCGACTTGCCGCTCAAAGGCTGCAACAGCCCTGCCGCTACAGCGTGGGTATCAATCGTGACAAACCCAAGATCCGACTGTGGATCAAAGATGTTGTTGTAGAAATTACGAACCTTGTTCTGGGTGCCCAAGGATGAGGAGATCACGTCGATGTCGTTTGACCTCAAAGCAACGACAGCCTTGGCGATCTCGTTCATAGACCCCCAGCCAGCGCCAGCGTCTTCGCCTTTGACCGTCTTGACGTAGTCCATGATCGTGCCGTCAGGAGATATGATCCTGTGGGCGCGGCTGTTGTATGTCTCGTCATACGTCCTGATGTAGTACGCAAGCTGCAAGTTAGTCTTGTCTGAATCGCCAGCAAGAATCTCATTGATGGTCTTGCCATCTATCTCTGGCAGGATCTTGGATGATATCGCCCTAGACTTAGCTGACGCACCCTCTTTGAGATACAGCCGCTTTGCAGTGTCCATCATCTCGCCATTGAACGGGGTGTTTGCCTGCTCAAAGAATATGTCTGCGGTGCGCTCACCCAGAGAAGCATTCATGTACCAGTCTTTCTGAGGCGATAGGTTAGCTAGCACGGCGGAAGCCTGCTCTAAGCTTATGTTGTGCTTGCCTGCCATTCGTTGGGCTAGCTTGTTTGCACCCTCGTACCAGAGCTTGGATGTTTCTCTGATAGATGGGTCAACCATGTCGTAGATGTACAGCAGGTTGTCCTTCACTGTCTCGACAAAGCTCTCTGCTTTCTGCTCGTCTGTTCTAAGAGCGCGATCCTTTCGCAGGATTGGGTATATGCTGGCGTCCTTGATCAGCGCCATGTTCTTTGTGAAGACTGGCTTGTCGCCTGTGAACGCCTGATAGTCGTTGACCAGCAGATCATCTAGCGGATCTTCTGTCCTTCGCACAGCAGTTGGGAACCGTGTGCTTACCTGACCCTTTGCTTTACGAGAGAACACCGGCCCTGTGTAGTCCCTGTCCTTGAGAACGGGTCTCGAATCGAACATCGGGATGCCGTCTTCCGTAAAACCATACAAGTCAAACGGTATGGTCTTAGGGAACTGTAGCTGCACTTCCTCAAGAACTGACGGATCAACCTGACCGGCGGTGACGCCCTTGCTAACCAGCCCTACATAAGCCCTATCATCTTCTTTGTATAGGGCGCTCGGTCTTGCGTCTGACTCACCAAATCTCAACTCACCAGCCGTGCCACCAGCAGATGTCAAGGTCACTGGCATCAGCGTGTCGCCATAGCCTTGCGAGGCATAGTATCTGGCTCGGTGCCTGCCCTCGTGCCCAGTAATGCTGGCAGCGCCACGCTCATTAGCGGTGAACTGTAGGAAATTTGGTTGAAACTTCTGACCCGCAGCAGCCATTGCATCAACGCGCTCAGTCTTAGATTGGTCTACGCCTGTGGCTGCAAGCTTTAGAAACTCATTCGGGGTCATCATGGTCACGGTTGATCGTGACGATGGGTCTACAGCGTCTCTGAACTGGTAGTCAACCCTCTCTGGGTCTAAGAACTGCTGCGTTATTGGCGATGAATCCATCAACTCTCTGACCTGTGAGGTCTTGATGTCGCGCCCTCTTGAGAAGACAGGCTGTTCAATGAAGTCAGCCATCCTTGGGCCGCCTTGCTTGCCAACCCTTGACGGATCATCTTCAGCGCCTGCTGTAGGCAGCACCTGACTGGGAGCAGTGGCGGATACACCAGCCTCTCGCTCGGTAAGTTGTAACGTGCGGACTTGATCTCTCGGTCTAGAACCAACCCGACCAGATGAGATGTCATCAATGATGCCCTCAAACGATCTGAACCCAGAGCCATCAAGAGCATTCTTCATTGCTGACATAAAGCGTGTAGATCGACGCAGCAGGTTGGCAGGCTTGCCTGACACCAAGCTAGGGTTGGCTCGTTGATCTCGCACCATCTCAGCGACAGCTTCTTCCATCTGCTGAACTGGATTGTACTCGGCATACTCTTTAGCAGCCCACTCCGTGTATGTTTGGTTACCCTTCTTTAGCACCGCAGCCCTGTTACTAAGGATCGTCCACTCGGTCTTTGTGAATAGATCCATCATCCGCATGGCGTGAATCATCTCGTGATTCAGGACATCAGCTAGTCGAGCTTCTACCTGCTGATCCGTAAGCGTGGGATCATTAGCCACTGCATCAACAGACAAGAAAATCTGATTCATGTCAGGGTGGTAGTACCCTTCAGTAACCTGACCCTCTTGAGCATCAGGATCTACAACGTCATCCCTGACGAACCGCTGCGAACCCATAGTCCCGCCTACAACAAGCTCTGGATCTATCTGTTCGCCTCTTTTTATCGGCCTAATTCCATACACTAGGTTACCGTCTGCGCCCCTCACAACGTTCCTGAGGGCGTGTGAGACGTTTACTGGCACATCCCCTACGCTCAAGCCCTGCATCTGCTTGGCTAACGCAGACTCAAACTGCTGAATCTCTATGTCTTGACGCTGATCTATGGATGGGCCTTCCAATAGCAAAGGCTCTTGCTCTGTCTTGGTAATGCCCTGCGCCTTTGCGTCTTCGAGCAGGCTGTCGAGTGCAGTAGGGGATACGTCGCCGTCAATCTGGAAATCACCGATGGCATCGCCTAGCTGCATTGGCCCCATGTCTGGGTTTTCTTTGAGTGCCGCTACCGCCCTTCTAAATTGATCACCCGTGTATGGCTTGAGCTTAAATAATGGGAGTCTAGTCGGCTTGTCGAACCTTGGGAGGGAGCGCATCTTCTGCGCGAACATCTTAAATTCACCATCAGTCATATCGCTCAAAGCCGTGCCGGGAGAAACCCCGGCAAACTTCTCAGCCAAGAACTGTAACTCTGGTGAGTCGATAGGAGATATTACGTTCTTTGCATCTAGAATGTTCTGCAAGAACTGCCGCGCAGGGAACTTGTCTCGGTATACAGACTCATCAACTCGACCAATGCCTGTGTTCGCATTTAGCTGATTAGCAAAAGCTTGAGCCTCTCCAGCATCGCGCCCGAACCTCTTGATTCTAGGCATGTTTTTCTTGTCAGCGCCTGTCTCAAGATACTCTTGCTTCTCTTTATAGTTCAGCTTCCTGCCGCGAATTACTTCGCCTGCACTGCTGACTACAACATAGTCAGGCACCGTAGCGTTTTTCTTTCTGCGATCTTCTATGCGATAAGACTCAGTCTCAACCAATCCGTTGAGTCTTGTATCAACTATGTTAGGGAACTTATCGTTAAGCTCTTCTTTAACTTCCTCTAGGGTGAAGTTGTTTGATAGCGGTAACCCCTGCTCCATGCGCCTGCGATTGATCCGCTGCGATGCAGTCATCCTAGCTTCTGGGCGCACACCATTTGCAACATCACGAATGACAGAGACTGTGTCTTCGCCCTCGTAAAACCCACGGTCAACGGTGGTCTCTGCGGCAGCATCTACAGATGGCCCAATGAACGTCATCTGTTCAGGGTCGTTAGCAGCAATGTTGTATCGCCTTAGCGTCTTCTTCTGCTGATCGTCGTAATAATTTGAGGATGATTCGACTACAGCTTCGCCAGCATCGTATACGTTGCTCAACTCCACCTGTCGATTGAGGGCACCAGCTAGTGCTGCGGCATCGCCACGACTCTCAACTGGCTGGCTGTATGCATAGCCCTCTGCATCAACAACAGAGAAGCTGTCGCCGTTGTCTTGTATTGAGAAGGTATTTCTCTTTGACGGGAACGCTCGTCCCATCTGGCGTGATATCTCAAGGGCCGTCTCATCAACAGTGCCTCTTGGCGTTATAGTTGATGCTCTGTCTCTTGCTGCGGCAGATACGTCAGCCTCTATATCAACGTCTCGTCGGCCTTCTAACTGCTGCTGCGCTTCTATGTCAGCGGCAATCTCATCTATCAGGGCGGCACCGCGCTCCATGTCGAGATCTGCGGAGAGATCAGCGTCTTGTTGCGCTATAAAGTCTTCTCGTTCCTTAATCTTTGCCTGCTCTTTTTCTAGAGCAGAGTCATAGTTGGCCTTGTTTCTGCGACCAGCAATAGCGTTAACAACTAGGTCTGCACCGGCACCAACAGCGCCACCAACAGTAAACTCATCGTATAGTGTTGGCCCAAGTAACTCGGCGTCCTCGTTGTATACGCCTTTCTCAATGGCATTCTGCGCGATACTAGCCAAGACTTCTTGAGTAGCCTCGACGCCGCCGGTTCTCAGGGCAGAGCCTAAGACTTCTCTGTATCCCTTAGGCAGCTTGATGTTTCCATCAGCGTCAATCCTCTTGAGTAGTCTTGTTGGAGCAGCTAGTTCGCTGAGTCCGACAACGCCGCTAAGAATAGCAGCGGTGTCTTCTTGATCTTCTGAGACATCAATGCCTCTTGCTCTTGCAGCTTCTACCTGCTGCATCTGTGTGCCCGTACCAGAGCCAACAGCTAAGGTTCCCGTGGCACCAGCCCCAAGAATCTTTGCGCCCTTGCCTGCCAAGCCTGCCAAACGTAACGCTGCTGCTGGGGTAAAGAACGTGGCAAACGAACCTATACCTTCACCGAACTTGGTGATCCATGTGTCTCGGTAAGCCTCATCAGCCCCAAGGTATTCGTCTATTGCCTGTCTGCCTTCGCGTGAGGCCGCTACAAGGGCGTTCTCATCGCCATCGTCTATGACATCCTCGAATCCAGCGAGGTTTGTGGCGGCGTCAGATAGCTCTCCAACGCCCTCTCCAGCAGAGACAAAGGTGTTACCGAACCCACGAGCAATAGCTTTACCGAACTCAAAGGTCTGACCACCAACCGTGCGCTCATCTGCTAGCGGGTCTTCGTCTTGCGCGGCGACTTGATTCAGCGCCTCGTCAGGAA